GTTCTCTGATCTCCAGCCGATGCAGCGATCATTTGGAAGATGTTGACGTAAAAAATGCTCTGAAGCTGCTGCTGACGACGAGCAATGAGCGCCTCAAGGGAATCCACAGAAAGACCTCGTAGATCCCAAGCGGGGCGAACCAACTGTGCATCGTTCGGACCGACGGGGATCAAACCGCCGGGCTGAAGAAGTTGCTCAAGCTGCCCGGTATAAGTCATGGGATAGACCATTGCCGGATTTGTGCTCTTATCGACGAGTGTTGCCTCTCGAGTCGCGAGTCGTTGCAGCGACTTCGAGAACGACAGTGCTAGCGAACCGGGACCATGACCATAAACTGAGTTGGCATATGTCATCCAGCGCGGACAAAGCGCGGGGAATTCATCGAATCCCGCCTCAGACAGAATCTTCTTGTCAGCACCTTCTTCAAAGTAGATAGAGCGCCACGGTTTATTGAGACCGTCTCGCTTGTGAGCGTCGCGATCGAACCGAGGTTCGATGGCATGAATCACATCAACACGATGGAACGGATCGGTTCGATAGAACGAACTTACATCAGCACTTACGGCATCAATACCCCACTGATCGACGAGCTGTTTGGCTGTCATGCTCAATCGCCGATACATGGTATCAATGCGCCCGTAGGCGTCATCGGCCAACCAATACTCACCAATCGTCAAGTTCTGCAGAGCAATGGTATCTGTCGGATGCCGTTGACAAATCGTGCATGCAGTGCCGAAAACCGGCAACTCAATGTAGGATTTATGCAGAGCTGAATAAACCTCTGACTTTGCAAATAACAGAAGCATCTGCTTCTGAACGTCGTCAAGCCATTGCCGAACATCGGGTTCTTCATCCAGCTTCGGATCTTTGGTAGTGAGTTTCAACCAAGGCCTTGCGGGTGAAGAAACGCCAGAATAGAGCCCGGACGAAAGCATGTCGGCGTACTGGATTGGCGTTGGGTCTACGATCTTGCGATGACGTCGCCAACCCTCATAGGGCTTCTCCCCCTCAAAAACCCCTGCCTGCGGCAAGATGAAATCTCGGATATCTCGCCACAACGGCTCCCAAGTAGCCCTCTCTTCCTTGAGCTGACTAAAGCGCTCGAAAACTTTCCGCGGTTCGACGCGAGCCATGTTTAGGCACCCAGAAGCGTGTTGCCCTTGCCCAGCCGATTCGGATCGACCGGAGCACCTTGAGCACCCGAAAGCGAAGTATTGCCAAGACCGCTTGTTGTATTACCTTCAAGAAGCGCAGCAAGATCAGCCTGCTTCTGATTGGCCTTATTGCGCGCCTGATCTTCATTCTGCTGAGCCCTCTTTTCGGCCTCGAGCTGATCTTTGGCTAAATTTTCAGCACGGTCGTTCGCGCGCTTTTCCT